GGCGCAGCATCCGCCACCGGCTGGAGTGGCGCAGCATCCGCCACCGGCGAGAGGGGCGCAGCATATGCCACCGGCGAGAGGGGCGCAGCATCCGCCACCGGCGAGAGGGGCGCAGCATCCGCCACCGGCGATAGTGGCGCAGCATCCGCCACCGGCGATAGGGGCGCAGCATCCGCCACCGGCGAGAGTGGCGCAGCATCCGCCACCGGCTGGAGGGGCGCAGCATCTGCCACCGGCGATAGTGGCGCAGCATCCGCCACCGGCTGGAGTGGCGCAGCATCTGCCACCGGCGAGAGGGGCGCAGCATCCGCCACCGGCGAGAGGGGCGCAGCATATGCCACCGGCGATAGTGGCGCAGCATCCGCCACCGGCTGGAGTGGCGCAGCATCCGCCACCGGCAAATGCTGTGTGGCTATGACCACCGGCGTTTGTGGCCGCGTAATGGGTGAGCTTGGAAACGCTATTGTGTGCGTTGAGAGAAATACCAATGGTGATATTGCTACTATTTTGGCTGGCATTGTGGATGGTGAAACGCTGAAACCCGGCGTGTGGTACACCGTTAAGAACGGCAAGTGGACGGAGGTGTAGCGATGAACCGACTGAAGGAACGGCGGTTGGAGCTGGGGCTGACGCAGGAGGCGGTCAGCGGCATTCTGAAGCTGGCAGACGCACGGATGGACGTGAGCATGGTGAGCCGGTTTGAAAACGGCGTGTGTCTGCCCACGGAGGAAGTCACCGAGGCGCTGGAGGCGGCGCTGCGGGCAAGCAGGGCGTATCTGTTCGGCGAGGACAAGAAAGCGGAATTGCCCATGCGGACGGCGGAGACGGAGCGGATCGCCTGTCTGATCCCAAAGGGGCGCAGGAATGCCATCAGCCGGGAAGACCTGGCGGCGGCGCTGCACGCCACGGACCGGAAGATGCGAAAGGCCGTGGCCGAAGCCAAGAAGCAGGGCGTGATGATCTGCAACGACGGGGACGGGTACTACCAGAGCGACGAGCTGAGCGACCTGTGGCGGCAATACAGGCGGGAGACGGCGCGGGCTATGTCCATACTCAAGGCGCGGAAGCCCATGCGGGAAGTGCTGAAAGCGGCTGGGAGGCCGGTATGATGCGAGTTAAAAAGAAAAGGTGGGAGCGCATAGACACCGGCGTTTTGTACATCTGCGATGATTGTGGTGCGGAGTTTGAAGACCCGGCCATGTGTACCTACAAACATTCCCCGGATGGCGAGTTCGGTGAGGAAATGACAGAATACCAATGCCCGTATTGCGGCAGTGAGTATGTGGGAAAGGCGGAAGAATAATGCTGAAATCTTTTGACGAGTTAATACAGGTGGATGTAAAGCCGTTTTGCGATTTGCGCGACGCAAAGGACGAGAAAGGTAATGTTATCAAGGTCCCTTATTTGAGTTGGGCAAAGTGCGCCAAGTTGCTCCACGAAAACGGAGCATCCAGCGTGTGGTATGCTCCTCGGAGGTGCCCGGAAACGAATACATACCTGTGGCCGCAGGCCAAAATTACTACCAGTAAAGGAAGAACTACAGAATGCTGGTTTGTGTCTGTTGAAATCCACATTGACGATTTGGAGTTTTCCTACGACATGCCCCTCTTGAACGGATCTCTTGTGGTATATGAGGACACGCTGAACCAACTCCGCATAAACAACGCGCTTGCGAGAGCTTTCGTTAAGGGTGTTGCCGTGCGTACCGGCCTTGGGTTTGACCTTTGGGCAGAAGGTGACGGAGACGATGGTGAGGACGATTTGAGCCGTCACAGTATCTTTGCCATAAAGGAGAGACTTGAAAGGCTAATCACCATGAAAGAACGAAATGGGCTTGACCACAACGACCTGCTTCGGGGACTTGGGATCAACGAAAAACAGCTTGTTCAGTTGATGGGATATTTTGCAAAGCTGGACGCGCTTGAAAAGGCTGTGAGTAAGCTATGATACGAAACCACGACAGAAGCGGGTGGTTTGGCGCAAGCGACACCGCCACCATCATGGGTAACTGGAATACAGATACGTTTCGAAGATGGTGGCTGGTGAAGCTGGGGGTCGGGAAGGACAGGTTTATTACGCCGGCAATGCAGTGTGGCACGGCTTACGAGCACAAGATACTTGATGCGCTGCATGTAAAGACACGAGACAGGCAGATACGCATTCGTTTGCTACGTTTGCGCGTGAACTATGACGGGGAAAGCAGACAACTCATTACCGAAGTGAAAACGCATAGCAAACCTGTATTCAAAGTTACGAAAGCGTATTGGCAGCAGTGCCAGGTGGAGATGTTTGCCAGCGGATGCGGGTTGTTCCGAAAGAGAAAGTTTTGCAGGATTGTGGCATACCGCGTTACAGAAGACGAATTGTTTAATTTTTTTCTGCCAATAGACGAAAACAGGTTGACACAGCACAAGGTTGATTATGACGCGGATTGGGTCGAGGGGTGTTACCTACCTCGTCTTAGGTATTTGGCAAAATGCCTACGAACAGGGCATTGGCCGCAGGAGGAAGAATTATGCAGCAGGTGACAGTCGATGGCGCACGGTGGCAGCAAGACAGCGAGGGCACATGGCTGGCGCTGCGGGTGAAGTCACAGCAGACCGCGATGGACGTGTGCGACGCACTGAAGCCTGGCAAGGAGTACAACGTGACCATCAAGGGCAAAGGCCGGAGCCTGGATGCCAACGCCTATTGCTGGGTGCTGCTGGACAGACTGGCGGCACACTACGGCATCTCCAAGCAAGAGGTTTACCGGCAGGAGATACGGAACATCGGCGGCGTGAGCGAGGTGCTGTGCCTGCAGGAAAAGGCCGCGGATGCGTTCTGCAAGGGCTGGGAGCGTAACGGTCTGGGCTGGATGGCCGACAAGGGCGTAAGCAAGCTCAAGGGATGCGTGAACGTGACGGTATGGTACGGCAGCAGCACCTACGACACGGAGCAGATGTCGCGGCTGATAGATGCCGTCGTGGAGGATTGTAAGGCGGTAGGTATTGAGACGATGACTCCGGCAGAGCTGGACGCGCTGGTGAGCCGGTGGGGAGAGGTGAGCGCATGAACAAGCTGCACATACAGCCCTGCTGGACGTGCAAGAAGTGCAACGGCGATTGCAGCTGGTCGAGGAAAGGCCCGGAGCCGGTGCCAGGATGGGACGCTACGCCTACGGTGAAGAAAAAAGGAGGCCGCAAGGCGGGTATCATGCGCAGCTACGCCATTCACAGTTGCCCGGAATATGAGTGGGACGGGACGGAGGAAGCGCATGGAGAGTAAGAGATGCTGGCGCTGTGGCGCTAACGGTGCGACAGACCCGCTGGACAGACACCACATTTTTGGAGCTTATAACCGCGGGAAAAGCGAGAAGTACGGGCTGGTGGTGTATTTGTGCCACGACAAATGCCACATCTTTGGTGAAAAGGCAGTTCACAACAATGCAGAGACAATGTTGAAGCTTCACCGTTTTGGACAGGTAAAGGCCATGCAGGAGCAGGGCTGGACGGAAGAGGACTTCCGGCGAGAATTTGGGAAAAGCTACTTATAAGGAGATTTGATATGCTGAACAAGATTTTTGTCATGGGTAGATTGACACGGGATCCAGAGCTGCGGCGCACCAATAACGGTACCGCCGTTGCCAGCTTTGCACTGGCGGTAGACCGGGACTTTAAGAACGCAGACGGGACCAAGGACACGGACTTCATCGACATTGTGGCGTGGCGCGGTACGGCGGAGTTTGCTTCCAAGTATTTCACAAAAGGCCGCATGGCTGTGGTGGAGGGCCGGTTGCAGATGCGTGACTGGCAGGACAAAAACGGCAACAACCGCAGAAGCGCCGAGATCGTGGCTGACAATATGTATTTTGGCGACAGCCGGAAGGACACGGACGCGCAGGGCACGTTTCCTCGGACGGACGGCCAGAGCCAGTTCGTGGAGATGGACGAGGACGACATGTCAGATCTGCCTTTCTAAGGGGGTGACGTGAATGGGAAAGATGCAGGAGGAGTGGGGTCGATGGGCAAGTGCTATGTGAAAGCCTACTATGACTGGATAGAGCAGACAGCGGCGCTGTCCGATGCAGAGCGTGGACGTTTGTTTATCGCCATTCTGGAGTACGCAAGAACAGGCATCCCGCCAGAGTTGGAGGGTGCGGAAAGCATACTGTTTCCGGTGTTCCGGACGATGCTGGACAGGGACGATGAGCTTTCCGCTGAACGGGCAAGGAACGGGGCGAAAGGCGGCAAGCAAACGCAAGCAAGCGCAAGCAAAATCAAGCAAACCGAAGCAAACGCAAATGACCCCAAGCCTACTAAGACAAAGAAAGAAGACAAAGACAAAGACAAAGAAAAAGACTTATTCCCACCTTACGGTGGGAGTACGCGCGCGAAGCGCTTTACCCCACCCACACTGGCAGAGGTTCAGTCCTACGTGGCTGAACGCCATTCGGCGGTAGACCCGCAAGGCTTTATCGACTTCTACGAAGCGAAAGGCTGGATGGTTGGCAAGACCCCCATGAAAGACTGGAAAGCGGCTTGCCGAAATGCGGAGAAGTGGGAACGGTGGGGGCATGCCCCTGCTGCACTTGTCGGCAAGACCGACGGTGCACGTGATGCCTGGATGGGCAAGTACATCAAGGGGGCGAAGCCATGAACGCTGGCATCTGGAAGATCGCCACGGCGAAGCTGTGCGGACAGTGCATCCGGGACATGGAGGACGAGCACATCTTCGCCCCCATGTGGCGGCGGACACTGGGCGGAAAATGCGAACGCTGCGGAGAGATGCGCATCGTCCATGAGGTGCAGTACACGATGAACAAACGAGGGCTGGAGAAAAGAGGGAAGATGAATGGGCCTGATGAGTAACGACCTGGCGCGGCTTAGTCCTGCGGCGCAGAAGCAGGTCATGGAGAAGATGCAGAAGCCGGGGAAGTACAAGGCGCAGAAGACAAAACGCGGCAAGCTGACCTTCGACAGCAAGAAGGAAGCGGAGCGATACGACGCGCTGATGCTGCTGCAAAAGGCCGGGGAGATACGGGGGCTGAAATTACAGGTGCGGTACTGCTTGCAAGAGGCGTACACGACGTTTGAGGGCGAACGTGTGAAAAGTATCGACTACATCGCGGACTTCGTGTACGAGCGCAGGACGACCCCTGACAGCTACGGCCAGCGGTACTGGCTGCCGGTGGTGGAGGACGTGAAAGGGATGCGTACCCGCGAGTATGCCATGAAAGCAAAGCTGTTCCGCAGTAGGTATGGGTTTGCCATACGGGAGGTGTAAAGCGTGAAACAACAAATCGCATTGAACGTAGACTGCATGGAGTATATGCGGACGCTTCCGGATAAGGCATTTGATCTTGCCATTGTAGACCCGCCATACAGGGACGAAAACAAAGCCCCGACAAAATGGATGCGGGACAGCATGAGTTGCAAAGGATTGTTTCTTGCAGGGGTTCCAACAGACGGGTATTTTGCGGAATTGGAAAGGTGTAGCAATTCTCAAATTATTTTCGGGGCAAATAATTTCGGACGTCCGTTCAAGGGGTTCATATCATGGGATAAAGGGGTTCGTGGTGCAGATAGGTATTCGCAGTGCGAGATTGCTTCGCTATCGGATAATCTATCAACGGTTTCGTTTGTTGCGGAAGTCCCAATTTATGGAAACTACAAAGGAAAAATTCACCCCACGCAAAAGCCCGTGGAGCTGTACGAGTGGATATTGACGCGCTTCGCAAGGAGGGGGGACAAAATCCTCGACACGCACCTCGGCAGCGGCTCAAGCCGTATTGCCGCGTATAACCTCGGCTTTGACTTCGTGGGCTGCGAGATTGACCGGGAATACTACGAAAAGCAGGAGCAACGATTTGCGGCCCACACGGCACAGGTAAGGATGTGGTGACAAATGGGTAAACAGCATTTGAGCAGGGACGACCGCATCTTTATGCGTGGCAAGCTGCAAGGCACACGGGAGAACATGGACATGGTGGCAATGGTGCTGATGGACAAATGCGGCTGGCACGTCCAAGAGGAGACAGCGGACAGCCGGGACACCCACAGCATCGCGTATCTGTACGAGTGCCTGGAGAAGCTGGCGGAGGAAATAAACGAGGGCCGCATCAAGCGGAAGCACATCAAGGATATGCTGAAGGACGAGTGCGGCGTGGTGTTTGGAGATTGAGACATGAATGGAGAAGTTATGTTTTCCAGCGATAAGAATTTCTGGGAGACGCCGCAAAAACTGTTTGACGAGCTGGACGCGGAGTTCCATTTCACGCTGGACGCTGCCGCCAGTGATGAAAACCACAAGTGCGCGCGGTATTTCACGCAAAGCGATGATGGTTTGCGGCAAAATTGGGAGGGCGAAACGGTGTTTTGTAACCCGCCATACGGGAGCAAGGAAACCGGACTGTGGACGGATAAGTGTTACCGCGAAGGACAGAACCCAGGGACAACGGTGGTGCTTCTGATCCCAGCCCGGACAGACCGTGCCAGTTTTCACGACTATATTCTGGGCAAGGCAGAGATCCGCTTCCTGCGTGGTAGGCTGAAATTTGAGCTGGACGGAAAGCCGATGGGGACGGCACCGTTTCCCAGCATGATTGCCATTTGGCGAGGAGGAACGACATGACAAGAGACGAGATCGTGACCGCGCTGCGGTGCTGTGCCGAGGGAGAGTGTCATGGTTGCACAATCTACAATGATAAGCAGAGTTGCCAAGAACGAGTGTTGGATGCCGCCGCTGACCTGATCGAGAACCAGCAGCGGCACATCGAGGCACTGATGAAAGCCAACGACAGCCTGAAGGACGCCATTGCACGGCGGGATAAGCAGATAGAGGACATGAATCAGGGCATGGCACAGCTGGCAAAGGCTGTGGCGGTGAAGGAGGAGGCGGAGTGATGGAACGACTGACAGAGCGACTTAGAACTGGTGAGGTTCTTATGGCATCAGATTACGAGGAGAAATACACGGAACAAGAGTGGATCTGTGTGCTGCAAGACCGCCTTGCCGCCTACGAGGACACGGGGCTGACGCCGGGAGACATCAAGGAATTGCTTGACATGGCTGTGTCGAAAACAGACAGGGTTTTGCGACTTAAAGAAGAATTACACACCATAAAGAACGAGCTATGCCAATACTGCGGGAAGTACAAACAAGCACACGAGGGAGGCTGTGACGGGTGCAGATGGAGGGAAATGTGATGGATGCTATTAAGTTTGTAAAGGAATATCTGCGTATGTGCGGCAAATTTTCTGGCTGTGAGGAATGTCCTGCATTTATGACTGACTTTTGCACGGTAAATGTGGAGGAGCAATCGCAGGAAACAGCGGGAGAAGTGGTGAGGGTCGTCGAGGAGTGGTCTGCTGCACACCCGTGCAAGACACGGCAGAGCGTGTTTTTGGAGCAGTATCCTCAGGCTGATATTGATAACACCGGGCTTTTGATCCTGTGCCCTAAGCGTATTTCTGCTGATATACGGGTTACCGCCGATTGTTTGCGCCAGGGGTGCTCCGATTGTCGCCGCGAGTTCTGGATGCAGGAGGTGGAGTGATGGCAACAAAGAGAGTGTGTGACCGCTGCGGAGCGGAGATCAGCCCGTTCAACTCCGCCACCTATGCCGGTATGCGGCGGATTAAGAATGACATAAACGACAATGACTACGAACTGTGTGTTTCGTGCGCTCACAAACTGCTGAAGTGGTTTAATGGGGAGGAGAAGGACAATGGCTGAATACATTGAGCGGGAAGCTGTTGAAAAGTTTATCGAGGATGGGCTGAACAACCAGGATGTAGCCAAGAGATTTGGACATGATGCCATTGAAATCATGGCGGAAGTGCATTATATGCCCGCTGCTGACGTGGCCCCGGTGTCGCATGAGCAGTGGGTGTGTGTGCATAAAATAGACCCTATTAGTGGATATAGGTGCTCGAAGTGCAGGCGTAGAGTGGGGTTTGACCTCACTCCTTATTGCCCTAATTGTGGCGCGAAAATGGACGGAGGTGACAACGATGCGGCTGATTGATGGTGACAAACTGCAAGAGTTTCCCATTCGGGCAAACCATTGTGACAAAGAACACGCCAACACGCATTTCATCAACGGTATCGAGTCGGTGATGGAGTATGCAGAGCAGCTCCCCACCGTAGACGCAGAGGTCGTGGTGCGCTGTAAGGACTGCTATCAATCAGTGGTGATCGGAAATGTCCTGCACTGCACCTATTGGAGCAAGGACACGGACGAAAACGGATATTGCCACGAGGGAGGATAAGCCAATGGCTGAATACATTGATCGAGCAGCGGCAGTAAAATCTGTTTTGCGGATGCGTAGACCGGAGAACAGCGTGGCTCAAAATAGGATGCTATCGATTATCCAGATTGATATGTTGAAACTTCCCGCCGCTGATGTTGTCCCGGTAGTGCGGTGTAAGGACTGCAAATACAATGTCGGAACAAAAAAGTGCTTGAACCCGGACAGCTTTTTTGCGGTGCCGAAGGACGATGACTTCTGCTCCTACGGAGAGAGAAAGGAGGGTGCGGAGTAATGTTCTGCTGGATATTCACCCGCGCTGCACAAATGGAGGACCACGAATTTACAGACGATGTAGCATACTGCTTCTGCTGAACAAAGAAACAGGCTATTAAGAGGTTCGGCCAACTATACGACGATGTAAAGCCATTCGAGGTTGACAAGGTGGTGTTTGACCCATTCAGGCGGCTGCCGGTCGTGGTAACGGATTATTGAGGAGGTACGGAGTGATGGCGGAGATCATACTGAAATGCGAAAAGGAATATGAAATATGCTGTCCGGTGTGCGGTACGCCGGAAAGCAAAAGCCCGGTACGGTACCCGGACGCCCAGGCACCGGGGGAAAGCTGGATACAATGCGTCAAGTGCGGTACGTCATATAAGCCGCCGAAGTGGCAAGCGGCGGGAGGCGGAAGCTATAATATACCGACATGGCCCCCTGGTGATGGCGGACCGGGGTATAGAGGGAACGAACTGGAGATAGACGTATTCTATGGAGGCGGAGGCGGCGATGCAGATCGGTGACACCATCCGGGCGCAATTTATGACGCTGCCGAGCGAGTACCCCGGCTCCGGTGCCAACGATGAAAAGCGGTTCCCTGTTCGTAAGGGTACGGTGGTGTATGTGCATCCGGCAGGGCGGTACATCGTGGCGGAGTGCGGCGGCGTGCGGGAGACATTCTTCCCGGAGGAGGTGGTAGGGTGAAAGAGCAGACGGTTGAATACTTGAGGCTATACTTTGAGTGCGGCTGGCGCATGAGCACGATTGCGCGGCATTTTGGTGTAAGCACATCTACTGTATCTCGATGTATATCCAGAGCAGAACGACGCGAGTGCCCCTTTGCTAAAAACTGCCGGTACTGCCCGCTGAAAGAATGTGCGATAAAAGAAGAGTACGCGCCATACGTGAACGCAGAAATTAAGTGATGTTGCACAACGAAATGCAACAATAAGAAAAAATGTGATAACGTGGGGATGCAGGGACAAACTCTGCATCTCCCATTTTTTTCTTTTCCCCCTTCTTTTCCTGATGGGCGGGGCTTCGGCTCCGCCCGGAGGGAGCAATATGCAGGCAGAAGCTGGGTGGATACAGCTCAAATATAACAATTTTTGGTTCGTAGGTTCAAATCCTACTGCCTGCACCAAAAGCGGTGGACACTACCGTTGGCCAATGGCATAGCGCCGCCCTGAAAGTGTGTCAGTAGACAGGACTTCCCGCACCTCTTGGCAATGTGTCCCAGGGAAGACGTTATATTCAGGTGAGGCGAAAGCCGGGTACAGACGTGCCAATGACAAAGGCCAGTGGTGGGAGGCCGGTGCGTCAGGCAAAGGAGGCCACATGGAAGTAAAAAACAAGCGGCTGGCGGATATTATGCCGTATGCTGCAAATGCCAAGAAGCACGACAGACGGCAAATCAACAATGTGGCCGAAAGCATTAAACAGTACGGGTTCGTGCAGCCGATTGTGATTGACCGAGAGGGTGTTATTGTCATCGGCCACTGCCGCGCTATGGCGGCAAAGAAGTTGGGTATGGAAGAAGTGCCCTGCGTCTGCGTGGACGATCTGACACCGGAGCAGGTGAACGCCCTGCGGCTGGTGGATAACAAGAGCAACGAGAGCGATTGGGACTTTGACCTGCTGGCTGATGAACTGCCTGGGCTGGATTTGTCGGCGTTTGACTTTGATTGGGGGCTGCGTGATGAACTCGACACGTCAGTTGTAGAGGACAACTACGATCCTGTTTTACCGGCAGAGCCGAAGAGCAAACTTGGCGATGTGTACCAGCTTGGAGACCATCGCCTTATGTGCGGAGATAGCACGTCTTTGACAGACGTACAGAAGCTCGTGGGGGGGGGCACAAATGGATTTGCTGCTCACAGACCCTCCGTACAATGTGGACTATCAGGGCGCCGCCGGGAAGATTAAGAACGACAATATGGAGGATACGGCATTTAGACGGTTCCTGACGGACGCGTTTTCCAATGCGGCGATGGTTATGAAACTCGGCGCTCCATTTTACATCTGGCACGCAGACAGCGAGGGGTATAACTTCCGAGGCGCGTGCAGAGATGCGATGCTGCGTGTCCGGCAGTGCCTGATCTGGGTGAAGAACTCCCTTGTGATGGGGAGACAGGATTTCCAGTGGAAACATGAGCCTTGCTTGTATGGTGAGAGCGAGATTGAAGAGGAAGCGCACGAGCCTTGTCTGTACGGATGGACGGAAGGTAAGAAGCATTATTTCTTCAAGAACCGCAGACAGACAACCGTGTTGAATTTTGATAAGCCTGTCAAATCTGCGGAGCATCCGACCATGAAGCCGATTAAGCTGTTTGATTACCAGATGCAGTGCTCCAGTAAGCCGGGTGAGAATGTGATTGACCTGTTCGCCGGGTCCGGCACAACGATTATGGCAGCGGAGCAGAATGGCAGACACGCTTTCTGCATGGAGTATGATCCGAAGTATGCCGATGTCATTGTTGACCGGTGGGAGAAGTTTACGGGGAAGAAGGCGGTGCGTTTGCATGACGATTGAAGAAGCACGGGCAATCATAGCCAAAACCAGCAGCCCGTATTTGAAGCGGGACATGGAGAAGTTTATTAAACGCCAACGCAGAAAGGAGGGCGTGTATGGCAAGAACAGGACGTCCTCGGAAAGAGATAAACGAGAAGCTGTTTGAAAACCTATGCGCTATCCAGTGCACAGAGAAAGAGATATGCTCAGTGCTGGAATGCTGCGAGGACACATTGAACGCTTGGTGCAAGAGAACGTATAAAATGACTTTCTCGGACGCATATAAAAACAAGAGCCAGCTTGGGAAATCAAGCCTGCGGCGGGCGCAGTTCAGGTTGGCTGAAAAGAACGCGACAATGGCGATTTGGCTTGGAAAGCAGTACCTCGACCAGAAGGACATTGTGGAGCAGAACATCAACACAGATGGTGTCAAGGTGATAATTGATGTCTGACATCCGGCTGTCTGAAAAAATTGGTTCTGCGTTCTACGACGTGGCGCATGACGTGTTCCATCATGGTCACACGCACTACGATTTCAGCGGTGGGCGCGGCTCACTTAAGTCCTCCACGGTGTCTGTACTCGTCCCCCTGCTGCTGATAAACAATCCGGGTACACACGCGCTGGTGCTGCGTAAGGTGGCAAATACCATTCGTGACAGCGTGTACGCGCAGTATATCTGGGCAATCGGTGAGCTGGGTATGGCGGCGTATTGGGAAGCAAAGGTTTCCCCGATGGAGCTGATCTACAAGCCTACCGGGCAGAAGATCATGTTCCGGGGCGCTGATGACCCCATGAAAATCAAGTCTATCAAGGTGCCGTTTGGCTATATTGCTGTGACGCACTTTGAGGAAAAGGACCAGTTTGCTGGGCGGGCGGAAATACGATCTATTACACAGTCAACTATGCGTGGCGGCCCGGTGTTTTGGAACTTTGAAAGTTATAATCCCCCTATCAGCCGCGATAACTGGGCAAACAAAGACAGCTTAGAGGAATGGCCCAACCGCCTTTGCCACAAGTCAACGTACTTGCAAGCCCCTCCAGAGTGGCTTGGTGAGCAGTTTTTTGCAGAGGCGGAACATCTCAAGGCCACGGACGAGAGAGCGTACCAGCATGAGTATTTGGGTATTCCTGTTGGTACGGGCGGCAACGTGTTTGACAACCTGGAGCTGCGGGAGATCACCGACGAGGAGATTGCGCAATTTGATAGGATTTACCAGGGCGTGGACTGGGGTTGGTTCCCGGATCCGTTTGCTTTTATCCGGCTGCACTACGACCGTGCGAGGGAAACTATCTACCTGATGGACGAGATATACCAAAACAAGCTCACAAATGAGGCAAGCGGGAACATCATCATCCAGCGCGGGTACAAAGACGCTTACATCACTTGCGACAGCGCGGAGCCTAAGAGTGTAACGGACTACCGCGCTATGGGCCTTCAGGCAAAAGCAGCGGTCAAAGGCCCAGGCTCTGTTGATTACGGTATGAAGTGGTTGCAGCGGCGCAAGATCGTCATTGACCGGAAACGCACACCAAACGCATACAACGAGTTCGTAAATTACGAATACGACCGAAACAAAGACGGAGATATTATCAGCGGCTACCCGGATGAGAATAACCACTTGATAGATGCCACCCGGTACGCCGTTGAGCGCATTTCCCGTCGGATGGGAGTTATTGCATGAGTAACGCGGTTATCATCAAACTGAATGAGCTGGGCTATACCACCATCCCGGACAGCTTCTACAGCAAAGTGTATGAGTGGAAAAGCTGGTATCAGGGTGACGTAAAAGGTTTCCACAACTACACTGTGCAGAACGGTGAGAGACAGGTGAAGTGTAGGCGTTACTCCCTTGGCATGGGGAAAAAGCTGTGCGAGGATTGGGCTAATCTCTTGATGAACGAGAAAGTCCAAATCACACTTGAGGGTCAGAAAGAGCAAGACTTTATTGACCTGGTGCTGACGGAAAACAACTTCACCGTAAAGGCGAACGAGATGCAAGAGATGAAGTCCGCATTGGGCACTGTGGCCTATGTTCCGCGCGTCATTGGGCAGGAGATCAGCGAAAGCGGGGATATTGTACCAGGCAACGCATCCGGTATCGTGCTGGACTATGTGACCATCGAGAACATTTACCCACTGTCCTGGCAGAATGGATATATCAGCGAGTGCGCGTTTTCTTCCGAAGTCACGCGGGGAGGAAAAGATTATCTGTACTTGCAGATACACCGGCGTGAGGACAATGGCAACTATGTCATTGAGAACCGCATCTATCGGTATGACAATGAGCAGCTGGCTGATGAACAGCTTGTTAATGTCAAGGGATTTGAAAATATCCCGCCTGTGGTGCACACGGGTAGCGACAAGCGGCAGTTTGTCATTGACCGGCCCAACATCGCAAACAACGTCAACTATCTGCTTCCGACAGGTATCGCAATCTACGCCAATGCTATCGACGTATTGCAGGGCGTGGATATTGCCTATGACAGCTACGTTAACGAGTTCAAACTTGGCAAAAAGCGCATCATGGTCAAGCCGTCTGCGGCGCAGTATCTTGACGGCACCCCTGCTTTTGACCCTGACGATGTGGTGTTTTACGTCATGCCGGAGGATACAGAAGACGGCGCAGTTGTAACGCCCATTGACATGACGCTGCGGACGGCGGAGCACAACACCGGAATTCAGGATCAGCTCAATATCCTTTCCAGCAAGTGCGGCTTCGGTGAGACCTATTACCGCTTTGACGGTGGCAGCGTAGCAACTGCAACACAGGTCATCAGCGAGAACTCCACCATGTTCCGCACCATTAAGAAACACGAAATTGTGCTGGAGCAGGCGCTGGTGGAGCTGTGCCGCATCCTGCTTCGGCTGGGCAACACAGCCATGAACGCTGGGCTGAATGAAGATGTGGAGATTTCCATCGACTTCGATGACAGCATCATTGAGGACAAGCAAACCGACTTTTCCCGTGATATGCAGCTTCTCAACGCAGGTATCATGAACGATTGGGAGTTCCGCATGAAGTGGATGAACGAGGACGAGGCGACCGCAAAAGCGGCGCTTCCGAAAATGCAGAACATGACCACGGAGTAGCAACAGGAGGTGGAGTAATGGGCTATGGAGAAAACCCCGGTACTTTTTGGGTAAACATTGGCACAGATGAAAACCCTAATTGGGTAGTTTTGGGCTATGTAAGATGAGCAAGTATCCATTCTCCCCTGAACTGCTGGATGCCATGCCGGAAGAACTGGCAGAGCTGTACCGTGGGCTTGAGGACGCACTTCTGATGGAGATATGCTCCCGGCTGAAGCTGCGGGACGAACTGAATGAGGTAACGGTGCAGGACATCAAGGCGCTACGGTCACACGGCATCGATCTGAAAGAGATTGAGAAAGCCATACGCCAGACTACCGGCATCAGCGAGAAAAAGCTGAACGAGCTGATAGACGATGTGGTGGAGCGCAACCAAAAGTATTACACCGAGGTCATAGACCTTGCCCGTGTAACACAGCCTGACGTTCTGGTGGATGCAACCACCATTGACGCCATCAAACGGCAGACGCAGGATGCGTTCCGCAACATCACCGCTTCGATGGGGTTTTTGGTAGACGCAGGGCGGACGATGCTGCCCCCCGCAAAGGCGTACCAGTGGGCTTTAGATGCCGCTACGTTGAAAGTAGAAAGCGGGGCTATCTCTTATGGGCAAGCCATCAAAGACGCCGTTAGGGAGCTTGCAAGCGGTGGCCTGCGGGTGGTGGACTATGAGAGCGGACACCGTGACCATGTAGACGTATCTGCCCGCCGTGCAGTAATGACAGGTGTATCGCAGTTGTGCAGTAAGTACACGGAGCAATCGGCGGAATACTTGGAAACGCCGTATTATGAAGTGTCTGCCCACGCCGGGGCGCGTGATGTACCAGGGCGGTCGCCGTGGGCATCGCACAAGGAGTGGCAAGGCAAAGTGTATTCCACCCGCAGCGGCGACATCTACCCGAATATCTACGAGGTGTGCGGGCTGGGGGCTGTGGATGGTCTGGAAGGAGCCAACTGCCGCCACCGCCGCAATGTTTGGGTTGAGGGCGTAAGCGAACGCACATACACTGACGAACATCTTGAGCATATCGACGATGGGTTGGGCTGTACGTTTGAGGGCAAGACCTATACGGCATACGAGGCCACGCAGGAGCAGCGAAAGGTGGAGCGCACCATACGCAAGCTCAAGCGTGAAAAAACAGCGTACAACGCCGCAGGGCTGACAGACGAGGAACAAGCAGTGAATATCAAACTACGACGCCTGAACGCAAAGTACAAGGCGTTCAGCAAGGCGGCGGGGCTGCCGGAGCAGCGGGAAAGGATGAAGGTGCTGTATTGATCGACAACGAAGCCATACAGGCTATCGAAGCCATCTTGAAGCGCGGCAACAACGCAGAAGTGCGGCGAAAGGGCGACGGCGTTATCGTGCTGGAAGTCCAAAAGAAAATCAAATATCAATCCCCGGTGTAATCGGGCACCGGGAAGGGCAATAGGAGCCAACTGCTGACAGTTTATCAGTGGTTGGCTTTTGTTTTTCAGTAAAAACCGCTGATGCGGATTTTATACAAAAATTGGCTATCTGCAAGCCTAAAAGTGCAGGCGGGGCGGTCACGGCAACGACCTAAAAAGCCTATCCCGTAAGGAGTTGAACATGAAGAAAGAAGAGCTGTTGAACATCGGCCTGACGGAAGAGCAGGCGGACAAGGTCTTTGCCATGAACGGCAAGGACATCGAGAAGCACAAGAAAGCCGCAGAGGACGCAAAGGCGGACAAGGACGCGCTGGAGCAGCAGGTCGCAGACCGGGATAAGGACATCGCGGAACTGAAAAAGACCAGCGGTGACGCTGCCAAAATCCAGGAAAAGCTGGACGAGCTGCAGGGCAAGTACGACAAGGAAACCGAAGCGTACAAAGCACAGCTTGCACAGCGGGATTATCAGACCGCCATTGACAAGGCGATTGCCGACAGCGGCGTGAAGTTTTCCTCCAAGTCTGCGGAAAAGGCTTTCCGCGCGGGTATCGGAGACAGCAAGCTCGAAATGAAGGACGGCGCTTTGGACGGGTTCGACAAGTACCTGGAAAAGGCAAAGTCCGAGGATCCCAGCGCATTTGTAAGGGCTGGCGCTCGTGTTGACACGCAGGGTTCGCTTGAGGGCGGCACTCGTGAAACAAAGCCCACGTCTTTGCTGGGTGCGCTCCACGAAAAATACGACAAGTAAAGGAGACAATGACACATGGCTATTACTCTTGCTGAAGCTAAGGTCGGCATGGCCGACAAGGTCGACCAGATGATCGTCGACGAATTTCGCCGCAGTTCTCTGCTGCTGGATAGACTGGTGTTTGATAACGCCATCTCTCCGGGCACTGGTGGTTCCACCCTGACCTACGGTTACATTCAGCTGAACACCCCCTCCACCGCCGCTGTTCGTGCGATCAACAGCGAGTACACCGCCAACGAAGCCAAGCGCGTTGAGAAGACCGCAAAGGCCATCATCATGGGCGGTTCCTTCTCCGTTGACCGTGTGCTGCAGAACACCTCCGGCGCTGTGGATGAGCTGGCGTTCCAGGCGCAGCAGAAGATCAAGGCGACCAGCAACTACTTCCATAACCTGGTCATCAACGGCACCTCCGCCGCTACCGGCGCTGGTTATGTGACCGGCACCTTCGACGGTCTGAAGAAGCTGCTGTCCGGCACTTCTACGGAGCTGTCCTCCGGCATCAACCTGTCCACCTCTGCTCTGCTGGATAGCAACGCCAACGCGTTCATTGACCAGCTGGATCAACTGGTGCACACCATCGACGGTGACACCACCATGCTGATGATGAACGGCGATATGCTGATGAAGGTTCGTTCCTGCGCACGCCGTGCTGGTTACTACGAGCGTACAAAGAACGACTTTGGCCAGGTGGTGGAGACCTTTGCCGGTATCCCCCTGATGGACATGGGCAAGTACTACAACGGCACTTCTTCTGTGGACGTTATAGGCACTTCTGCCGCTACCGCTGCCGCCGACGGCACCACCAGCATCTACGCGGTGAGTATCGGTCTGGACGGCTTCCACGGCATTTCCCCCACCGGCAACAGCGTCATTTCCAGCTATATGCCCGACATGAACGCGCCCGGTGCGGTAAAGACTGGCGAGGTCGAGCTGGTGGCAGGCGTGGTGCTGAAGAACACCCTCAAGGCCGCTGTGCTGGATAATATCATCCTGTCCCCCAAGACCGGCAGCTGATTTGAAAGGAGCTGGCTCACATGACATACGCTGATTACGACTATTACTCCGGGACCTATTTGGGCACCGTGAGCGAGGGAGATTTTCCGCGTCTGGCTGTCCGGGCCAGCTCCTTCCTCGATTACTACACGCAGAACCGGGCAAAAGATAACGCTGATATGGACGCTGTAAAAATGTGCTGCTGTGCACTTGTGGACAAGTATCAGCTGATCGAAGCCGCGCAGCAGCTTGCCGCAACCAAACTGACGAACGCGGCGACCGGCGATGACGTGAAAAGCGAAACGGTAGGCGGGTACTCCCGGACGCTTGCCAGCGGCGGTGAAGCTGCCGCGTCTGCGCTGAGTGCAACAGACGGTGCGAAAAAACTGCTGGCGGCAACCTGTAACGAGTATCTGGCGCATACCGGCCTGCTGTATCGGGGAGGGGGGTGCTGTGGTTGTACGCGCCCCACACTATAACGGTCTACAACGCCGTGCAGGAGACTGACCCGGCGACTTTTGAGGAAATCACAAAGCTGTATGTGACCATCCTGCGCGGTGTTATGCTGCAGGCCAGCAAGGCGGTTAACGTCCGAGAAAGCGGACTTGAGAGCGCTGACGCGGTAAACCTGTACATTCCGTTTTCCGTGGAAGCGGTGGACGGCACGACAGGTAAAGCCAAGACTTACGCGCCCCCGCAGGCGTTTCTTGCGGCGGCGGACAAGTCCGGGCTGTGGACGCTGTCGGTCAACGGAAACGGCGGGCTGACGTTCTTTGTAAAAGGCGAGTTTGTCACCGACAAAGAGGACGTGGCTATGGCACAGGACGGCTGCTACAACGTGACCAAAGTGGACGAGAAAGATTTTGGCAGCGTGGATATGCAGCATTGGGAAGTCGGAGGGGCATAAGATGTCGCTCAAGTTCTCTGTTGACGTGTCCGGCATGGACGAGGTAAAGAGGCAGCTTGCAATGGCCTGTGGCCGCGCTGAAAGCGTTTTAGCGCAACAGGTGATGAAAGACACCATCCCCTTTGTGCCTGCGCTTACAGGCTCTCTGACGCAGAGAACGCGAGTGGTAGGCAACGAGGTCATTTACCCCGGCCCATACGCCCGGTTTCTGTACTACGGTAAGGTGATGGTAGACCCGGCGACCGGCAGCACATACGCCCCAAAGGGCGGGCACAAGGTGGTCACAGACCGAAATCTTGTATTTAACACAACAATGCATCCGCAGGCACAGGCACATTGGTTTGATGCTTCCAAAGCGCAGAACATGGAGAAGTGGGTGCGGGTGGCAGATAAGGCGGTGAAGAAATTTGGAAAAGAATAAAAAGGCCGTGTCAGCGGCGGAAGAAGATCAGGTATCGCGCAAGCTGCTTGTGTGGCTGAACACATACCCGGAGCTGCCAGTTGACCTTATCCGCTTTGAGTTTCTTCCCGCCGACACTTCCGCTATGGCGATGTCGACCATTCAGGCGGCTTACATCGTGCGGAAGTATATCACCGGCGGCTATGTGGCGGAGTATCAGTTCAAGATAATCTACCGAGTGAAGCCGGGGAACAGCAACGACAAACGGCTCAAGGCTGACGAATTGTTGAACGCTATCGGGGATTGGGCAAATGGTCAGAAGCCCGACATTGGCAATGACAAGCGCGTTATCAGCATGGAGCCAACCACGCGATCTTCCCTGTTTGCCATGTATGAAAACGGGGACGAAGATCACCAAATCCTTATGAAACTGAATTACGAGGTGAATGTATAATGGCAGATTTGGAATTCAACACCACGAAGGGCCAGACCATTGACCGCGAACTGCTCATTGCGTACCTGAACACCGGCACCGTATCCGCGCCTGTGTGGAGCGCTATCGGTAAGCGCGTCGAGGACAGCAGCGAGGAGATGGACTGGAGCACCGACACCAAGCAGGACATTCTGGGCCACACCTTTACGACCATGAAAAAGCCCACCATCACGCAGACCTTTGACCCCATCCCCTTGGACGCGGGCGACGCTGCGGCGGTGAAGATGTGGAACCTAGCCGTCAAAGACCAGGATGCCCAGTCGCTGGCAAATCAGGACATGATGATCGGTCACTTCTACGCCACCAGCGGCGAGGCGATGTTTGCGGAGCGCTACGACGCTTGCGCTATTGCCATCACCGGCATCGGCGGCGAGGGCGGCGGCACCCTGAACATCACCAGCGAGATCACTTATGGCGGCACACGCGCTGTGGGCACTGTGAAGAAGGGCAGCAGCGGCGCTATTGAGTTCACTGCGGCCTAAATAAAGGGGCGGGCAACCGCCCCTGTTTTGGAGGGAACACATGAAGGAATTGACAATCACCACCGGCGTACAGGAATACCACCTGAATGACAAATGCACGGTGGTTTTTAATCCCAGCGATCCGGCGTTTGCAGACAAGCTGTACACAGCGTTTGACGCGCTGAAAAAGAAGCAGGATGCGCGGGACAATAACGTAGAAAAAATGAGCGCCCGCGAAATGTTTGACTGGCTCCGAAATATGGACGCCGAAATGCGCGAGACCATTGACGGGGTGTTTGAGCAGCCGGTGTGTGAAGCACTGTTTGGCAATGTCAGCGTGTATGCCATCGCGGACGGCGCGCCGCTGTGGATGAACCTGATGGTTGCCATCATGGACGAACTGGACGAGGGCATCAAGCGAGAAAAGGCTTTTCACAGTGAGAGGCTTGCAAAGTATACAGCCAAGTACCACAGATGATGTACGACCTTCCGACGAGCCTTGAGGTGTGTGGAACGGAATACCCAATAGAAACGGATTTCCGCGTGATACTGGACATATTCTCGGTGCTGTCTGCTGTGGAACTAACGAGCGAAGAAAAGTGCGTTGGCGTGTTGGGAATGTTTTACCCCGGTTTTTTCACTATGCCTGGGGAGTACATGGAAGAAGCGATAAAACAGTGCTTTTGGTTTATCAACGGCGGGAATGAGGAAGCGCAAAAAAAATCAACCAAGTTGATGGACTGGGAACAGGACTTCCGACTGCTCATCGCCCCCATCAACCGCATAGCGGGGCAGGAGGTGCGGGCGCTGCCGTATCTGCACTGGTGGACGTTCCTTTCGTACTACGGCGAAATCGGCGATTGCTACTTCGCGCAGATCGTGCGTATACGCGATCTGAAAGCAAACGGCAAGCTGAAAGACAAAGCCGACAGGGAGTTTTACCGCAGGAACCGCGACGCTATCGACATTAAGCGCCGGTACTCGGAGGCCGAGGAAGAGGTCATTAAGGGCTGGACGTAAAAAAGCCGCCCCGGAGGGCGGCTGCGTAGAGGTCATTGCTTTGCGATAAATGTAATGTCGTTTCCAGCCCAAAAATCCGGGGTAAATCTGATTTCAAGCGTTTTCCAATCTGCTGGGACTTCGTAGCCTATTACGCCGGACATCTTTTTCCCTGATGCAACAGTACCGTCCAGCTGACCTTTGTCTGCGGCCAACGTTCCGTTCATGCTCATGTTTGTGGAGTAGTCATCGACATACGCTTCAAAAGACATTATAGAGCTTATGGAAATATCTTTGCTGGATTTATTCTCAATGGAAAATTCGCAAAATAGAAACACGTTTCCGCTATTTGGCGTGTAAAACCCTTCTCCGTTTGATTGGGTGCAGGACACAAAAGTGACCTCAATGTCTTTAAGGGAGACAACATCACCAACTGAAAATTCCGTTTTCTGCGAAGCAGATGATCCGTTTCCGGGTTTTTCGTCTGTAGTCCCCACCTTTTCTGGGGAGCTACCGCCAAACGCAGCGCCAATAATGCCGATAGCGATAAACACAGCTATAACGATCAGCACGACCGGCTTTTTCTGTTTGGCCCCGCAGGCAGGGCATACTTTCGCGGATTTTGCAATATCTGCGCCACAGGTCTTGCACTTAGTCATTTTATCCATTTTCTTCCACCCTCCAAGAAATTTTTTGTGGTTTGTTCATAGTACCACATAAATACCATAAAAGCAAGTAGGTGATTGTATGGCAAACGCGGACGGCTCCGTTATCATCAAGGCCGATATTGACGATAAGCAGGCGCAGAAAGAACTCAATGCGCTGGAAAAGAAAATAGAAGCGCTGCAGGAAAAGCTCACCAACAAGAAATCCGCGCGAGATACTTTGTTTAACCAAGCCAACAACTTAGGCGCACAGCTTGACGAAGCAAAGGCCAAGCTGGCGCAGATGAAAGGCGGCGGCGAGTTCTTTACCAGCGACGCTATCAAGCAGCAGGAGGCCGCTGTAGCGTCTATGGAAAAAGAATGGAACGCCATGAATGACAAACTGGACAAGCAGAACGCCGCTATCCGTGAGGGAGAAGCGGAGCTTGACCGAATGAAAGCAAAGGCCGGTGAGTTAGGTAAGCAGCTTGGCAATACCGGCAGGAACGCAGGAAAGATACAAGAAGGGTTAGACAAAGCATCCCAGGGCATGGAGGCATTCACAAAGCGCGTAAAAATGCTGGCAAAGCGGGCGCTGGTGTTTACCATCATTGCCCGTGCATTGGCGGCCCTGCGGGATTGGCTGGCGGACGTGGTGTCCGTAAACGGCGAAGCACGAGACGCTATTGCGCAGCTCAAGGGTGCGCTGCTGACGCTGGCACAGCCGCTTGTGCAGATCATCATCCCGGCGTTTACTGCGCTGGTTAAGGTACTGGCTACGGTGGTTTCGTTTATCGCGAATATTGTATCCGCCCTATTTGGAACAACGGCAAAAGAAAGCGCCAATGCGGCAAAATCCTTGAATGACCAGAAAAACGCATATAAAGGCGTGGGCGGCGCGGCAAAGTCTGCCAGTAAGCAGCTTGCGCCGTTTGACGAGATCAACAAGTTAAGCGGTGAAAGCGGCGGCGGGTCCGGTATTATTCTACCTGATTTCAGCACGGCGGCAAATTTTGCATTTCTTGATAAAATCGCGGACAAGCTCAAGAAGATTGGGCAGGACATTGTAAACCTGTTTAAAGACGTCACCGGGTTTATCGGAAATGTATTTTCCGGCGATTGGGGCGCGGCGCTGGACAACATCATCGACTTTGTAAACCACGCCCGTATTTTGCTGGCCGATTTGCTGGACTTTGTGGGGTATATCTTTGGAGCAATCATAGACACCATCATAGAAAAGTGCGGCCTTGCCGGTACTCCGGTAGGAGATATGTTGACAGGTATCAAGGACATTGTGCAGGGAGCGTTGGGCCTTATTTCCGGCATCCTTACGCTTGACTTGGAGAAAATGAAGCAGTCGGTTATCCAAATGCTTACCGGCGTAAAGACATTTGTGCTGGGCATTTTTGACTGGTTCAAACTGGGGCTGACAAGTTTGCTTGACTGGCTTGACGAAAGCACAAACGGTAGGTTCCATGAATTGATAGAGCTGGCGAAAACTTACGTCAATGACGTAGTCGAGGGCATGAAACAGATTTTCAGTGGCCTTATTGAATTCCTGACCGGCGTGTTTACGCTGGACTGGAAAAAAGCGTGGGAAGGTATCAAAGAAATTTTCCGGGGCATCTGGAATACCATCGTAGGTGTTTTTGAGGCGGCTGTAAACCTCATCATCAAGGGTATCAACTGGCTTATTGACCAGCTGAACAAGATACACTTTGAGATACCGGATTGGGTGCCGGGTATCGGCGGTAAGTCCTTCGGCATCAATATTTCCCATGTAAACGAGCTTAAAATCCCACGTCTGGCGCAGGGCGCGGTCATTCCTCCGAACCGGGAGTTTATGGCAGTGCTTGGCGATCAGAAATCCGGGACAAACATTGAAACGCCCCTTGCTACGATGGTGCAGGCGTTCAAACAAGCGCTTGCGGAAAGCGGCTACGGCGGCAGCAATGAAGCCGTGTTGGTGCTGGACAAGGACGTGCTGGGCAAGGTCGTATACCGGCTGAACAAGGCGGAGGGTACGCGCATCGGCGTAAATCTGTCGGAGGTGCAGGGATGAACTACATCAAACTGAACGGCATCTCTTTTGACGCCGATGTGGCGATCTCCAAGTACAATCGAAACTTTAACGTGCTGGACGGCGAAAACGCAGGGCGCGTAATGACGGGACGCATGGTGCGTGACATCATCGGTACATACCTTGGCCACAAACTGACGGTGTTCCGGCGCGGCGACAATTACAAGGGGCTGGACGATTTCTGGAACTACTTGTACAAACACAGCGTGGATGACTCCGTTATGCTGGAAGCGGCAGACGGCCAGACCACCATTGCTTATGAAGCGTATTACACCAGCGCGTCGCAGGACTTGGAGAAGGGCGATGGAGGCGTAAACTATTGGGGCGAGATCGAGGTGAACTTCGTTCCGATGGACGCGCAGCTCCGCCCCTAAGAGGTGGCCTATGTCGAAAACGACTATTCTGTACAAGGACATAGCCCCCGGTGCAGCGGATGACGCAACTGTGGTCGCCACCGGGGGGACAGGCGATCTCTCCCAAATCCCGCACGGCGCGGCGGCAGGGAAGCTTATTACGCTGGAACGGAGCCGCTGGGTGCTGGACGGCACCTTTGATGGCGTGTACGCGGAGGACAAGGTAGGCTTTTGGTCTACGGAGGTTTCCGGGGACAGCGGAGAGTTTACCAACCCGCCCAAAATCACCATGACGTTTACACAGCAGTATTCCAGCATGGGTATCCAGCTCACCTTTGACGAGGACACAGGAGAGTATTGCAGCGAGGTAGAAATCTCGTGGTATCAGGGCGCGGTGCTGCGGCGGGCGCAGTCGTTCCAGCCTGACAACGCGGTGTACTTCTGCGATTGCAGAGTAGAGAGCTTTGACAAAGTGGAGGTCACGCTGAAAAAGACAGTAGTTCCCCATCGGCGGGCGCGTGTCAATGAGATCGTGCTGGGCGTGGTGCGTAAATTCGGGATGAACGAAATACGTAACGCATCCATCGTAAACCAGGCGAACGAAGCCGCCGTAGAGCTTCCGGTGTCCACGCTAAACTGGACGCTGGACAGCCTGAAAGATGTGGATTACCTGTTCCAGCTGAAACAGCCGGTGGAGGTGTGGAACGACAACCGGCATCTGGGGACATACTACATTAACAACTCGTCACGCACGTCCGCAAACGTGTATGTGATAGAGTGCCAGGACGCGCTTGGAGTGCTTGAATACACGCCGTTCAGCGGAGGTGCATACCTTGATGGAGTGAGTGCAAAAACGCTCTTAGAAACGCTTGCAAAGCCCTTTGAGGTGGAGTATGAGAGCGATGTGGAGGACACAACACTAACAGGCGTTATTGTTAAGGGCACCAACCGCAGCGCCATTCAGCAAATCATATTTGCATGGGGCGTCTGTCTGGCAACAGACGGCGGGAACAAGCTTCGGGTATTCAACCATCCCACAAAGCCTATTCTTATTCCACGCGGGCGGACGTTCGTCGGATCTTCCGTTGCAACCGGCGCGGTGGTCACAAAGGTAAACGTGACGGCGCATAGCTATGTAGAAGCCAGCAACGGCAACGTGACCATCAATGGGGTCAAGTACAAAGACACCCGGACGGTGTACAGTGCCATCAACCCCAACGTGACCGCATCCGACCGGGAGAACGTAAAGGAAGTCACGGCGGCAACTCTTGTATCTGATGAGATTGGACAGGCGGTGGCGGACCGGCTGTACAAGTATTATTCGCTGCGTGACACGAACACGGCGACCGTGGTATACGGTGGCGAGAAGCTGGGCGACTGCGTAAGCATTTACACGCCGTGGGGCCTGCTGACCACAGGCAATCTTCACAAGATGGAGATAAAACTGTCCAACACGGTTGTGTACAACGCGGAAGTCACAGGCGCGTGGATCATCAGTCCGTACTTCTATTACAGCAACGACCTGTTCTCCGGGGAGGTGTAACCGATGGCGGAATATACAGCACAGGTGCCGAAGATAGCGGCGGCTGTACTGCTGCCGAACCCGGCGACCATCAACGGCAAGGTAAAGCTACAGGTAACGGTGATAGAGGAAACCGTCATCGTGTACCCCAGCTATTACTACAGCGGCGATCTATATGCGGGCGAAAGTCCACATACGCCGTACCCGCGTGTACCCCAAGCATATCATTTCTTTTGCGGCGATATTTACGCCGGGGAGGTATAAATGGCAATCAAGACAGTAAAAGCGACGATCAACGGCCAGACATACGACCTGACGCTGAACTCCGCAAGCGGCAAATGGGAAGCGACCATTACCGCTCCGGGGAAAACATCGTACAATCTGGCAGGCGGCTACTACAACGTATCCGTCGAAGCAACAAACGAAGCGGGCACAAAGGGCAGCGCGGACGCATCTACCGTAGACGGCCTGAAGCTGGTGGTAAAGGAGACTGTGGCACCTGTTATCACCATCGTGTCCCCCACGGCTGGCGCGTATGTGGCGAACAGCAAACAGCCGGTGGTATTCAACATCACGGATGAAACCGGCGGTTCCGGCGTGGACATCAGCACATTGGTAGTCAAGCAGGACGGCACGGCTGTAGCGGCGGCGAACATCACGCACACGGCTATTACCAATGGCTACAGCGTGACCTACACGCCGTCTGCGGCACTGAGCGACGGAAGCCACACCGTGACCATCAACTGCAAAGACCACGACGGAAACGCGGCTGCGGAGAAGTCCACGACCTACACCGTGGATACTGTTCCTCCGACGCTGAACGTAACATCTCCTGCGGACGGCCTTATTACGGCGGCTTCTTCTGTCACTGTGGCCGGTACTACCAACGATGCAACGTCCTCTCCCGTGGTCATTACCATCTCCCTGAACGGAACGGATCAGGGTACAATCCCTGTGGGCACCGGCGGTACTTTCTCCAAGGTGGTTACGCTGAAAGAGGGCAGCAACACCATCATCGTCAAGGCAAAAGACGCGGCAGGGAAGGAAAGCTCCGTCACCCGGACAGTCACGCTGGACACGTCTGTGCCGAAGATCAAAGCGGCGACCATTACGCCTAACCCGGTCGACACCGGTAAGACGATGGTCATTAGTGTTACCATTGAGTGAGAGGTGATAGCTTGAGCAGAGATATTCGCGTATCGCTCCCCGCCGCCATCGTCTACGTGTCCGGTTCGGTCAACGGCAAGGATTACGTGTGGACGCTGGACGGCGAAGCGTGGAAAGCCACGGTAGACCGTGCTTCGGATGAAAAGTACGCCGTATCTTTGACGGCTATTAACGCGGCGGGCACAAGCGCCAGTTACCAGTTTACCCTTAACTACGGTATGCTGTCCCTTATTACGGACAGAACGCAAGCAGACGTGGATGGCGTGATAGCCGCGCTCAGTCGAATAGAGGCTGGGCGCGGCACCCCGGCGGACGTGCTTCTCCTGAGCGACAACAAGGGGTCGTACAACTACACTGACCTGAACCGCGTTGCGGGAGCTGTGCTGTATGTGGCGGAGGAGTTAGCGGCCAGCGGGTACAGCGTGACGGTTACGGCAAAGCAAGGGTGGACGGAAACGGACATTCCCACGCAGGCGGACATTGACCAGTACCTCGCGGACATCGCAGAAATACGTAGTGCGCTGCCTGTGCCATCTGATACCCCAAAGGTGCCGACAATGCCGCTGGACTATCGAAAAGCCAACGACATTGAAAGCATCCTCATACTGGTAGACAAGCTTGTGCAGAACATAGCCAAGTCGTGGTTTTACTCGGGAGACTTGTACTCCAACGAAATCAAATAATAAACGTTACTCCCGGCCAATCGGGGCACGGGAAAGGGCAATAGGAGCCGACTATGGAAACGTAGTCGGCTCCATCTTTTTTGGAAAGGAGCAGATATGCAGGACAGAATTTCCCTTTATCCTGGCCGCGTCAAGCTCACGCCTGTTTCCGGGCAGGACAACGTGTACGACATGACCCGGCAGGACAACCCCACCACGGAGGGCACGCCGCTGAACAAGTCCACGCTGCTGACAGACGAGGTGGCGGAAACGCTTGGGCTTGACCCGGCAACGGCTACGCCCTCTCAGGCCATCAACGCCGTGGCGGGCAAGGCAACGGACAAGAAGCTATCGCTGACGCTGGCGGCGGCAAGCTGGACAGGGAGCGCAAGCCCCTACACCCAGGGTGTGACCATCACAGGCGGAACGGCCACCAGTCAGGCGGACATTCAGGCAGACGCAACGGCGATACAGCAGATGCTGGACGATGGCACCAACGCTATCTACATCGCCAACAACAACGGGACATTCACCGCCTACGCTGTGGGCGAAAAGCCCACCGCTGACCTGAGTATTCAGGTGACGGTGTACGACGTGAAGGAGGTAGTTTAACGATGGTTATTATCGGTAAATCACAAATTGCTGGGGGGGTGGTGTAGCACCGGATATTGATTTCGAGTATTCCGGGCAGTACATCCGCCGTGCAGAGGATAACGTTATAGAGTTTTTGTCTACCGGCGTGCTGACCATCAAGAAGGACGTGTACACGGACCTGTTTCTTGTGGGCGGCGGCGGTGGAGGCGCACAAAACGGCCAACTATCAGCTTTATGTAACGGTGGGGGTGGTGGAGGCTACACAAAGACGGTTTTGAATACCCTACTTCGAAAAGGCACTTATAACATAGTTATTGGGGCTGGTGGCACAGGGGGGTCGACAAAAACTGGAGCGAGCCCCACAGACGGAGGGACAACATCTATCACTGGATCCGATGGGTTTTTTACAGCATCGGAGGGTGGAAAACACGCATCAACCAGTACCAGGACAGGTGGCAACGGCGGCTCTGGCGGTGGTGGTGGCAGCTATGCGAATAGTGCCAGTCGTGCACCTGGCGGGGGCGGTGGTTCTGATGGTGCTTCCGGTGCCAATGGCGGTGGCGCAGGCGGAACCGGACAGAGCACAACTACAAGGGAGTTTGGCGAGACTACCGGGAAATTGTATTCCGGCGGCGGCGGCGGTGGCGCTACATACGACGACGGATATAATGCAGACTCCGGAGCCGGTGGCGCAGGCGGCGGTGGCAATGGTGCAAAATTCCGTGGTTCTGCTGGGGACGGAACTCCTAATACTGGTGGAGGCGGAGGCGGTGGTTTTAATTACGCCCATTCTCCCAGCGACAGTACCTCGGGCGGAAGCGGCGGCTCGGGCATCATCTGTATGCGCGTACACAAAAAATAAACACGGCCTCCGTTTCGGAGGTCGGGAACGGAGGTTTATATGGCAACAATTCTGGGAAATCCCTTGATAATTGGCACTGCTTCGGCACGGCTGAAATACTCTTTTACCGGAACGTATCAGGAGCGGGAGGACGGAACAATAGAGTTCCTTAGTTCTGGGACGTTTCGGCTGTACAAGGCAATGGAAGTAGATATGTGGGGCATAGGCGCGGGCGGTGCGGGGGCATCCAACAGCTATACAGGCGGCGAGGGCGGACCTGCTGGTGGAGGCGGGAATTTCACCTTTATCAGCAAGTACGCATTGGCAGCGGGCACTTACGAAGTAACCATAGGCGCAGGAGGCACAGGAAATGGCGGAACAACGAGTTTTGCTGACATTTTGACGGCGACTGGAGGCACAGCAGGTGATGGGAACAAGGGAAGAACGTCCGTAGGTAAAGGTACAAGCGGAAATGGTGGTGTCGGAAGTACAGCGTATACCGGTTCCGGTTCCTCAGTAAACGCAACCCCCGGAAAACAGAACGACGAATGCCGGGAGTTCAATTCTGCTACTGGAACGCTCCGTGGAGGTGGCGGAGGAGGCGGCCAGACGTGGGGCGGAACAAGAGCAGAGGGCTCCGCTGGTGGCGGCGGATATGGTGCTATCGGCTCAACTGCGGCAGCAGACGGGACTCCTAACTCCGGTGCTGGCGGTGGCGGCGGTGTGTATACGCCAAAAGGTCTGCAAGGCAAAGGCGGTTCCGGCCTGTTGCTGATACGCCCCACTCAATTCTAAGGAGGCGAAACATGAGATACGCATTGGTTGAAAACGGTGTTGTTACCAACATCATCGAAATGGACAAGCGGAACGAGCAGTTCTTCCCCTCCGCTGTGTACACCGGTGACAGGCCGGTGGGCATGGGCGACACGTACACGGAGGGCAAGTTCTACCGTGATGGCAAAGAGGTGCTGACGGCACTGGAGGAAGCCAACAACGAGATAGACAGCCTGACGCAGCAGCTGGGCGAGGCTGTGGAAACCATCTATCAGGCGGATATGGAGGTTATCGGATGAGCATGATTATCGGTAAAGCGTTAATTGCGGGGGGGGGGTACTGTTGACCGGTTAGATTTTACCTATACGGGGCAGTACAACGAGCGCCTTGAGGACGGCGTTGTGGAATTTCTGACAAGCGGTGTGCTTACGTTCAAGAAGGAAACGCCTATTGATGTATTCATGGTAGGTGGCGGTAGCAGTGGAAATAGCGGGCGAACTACACAGCCTGATAGTGACGCGGATGGAGCTGGTGGTGGGGCTGGTGGTTATACTAAAACGCTCCTAAATATTATTCCAAGAGCAAGGCAGGGATATCAGGTAATTATCGGCAGTGGTGGGGCTGAGCAGACAAGCAACCTGTCTTTTGGCAACGCTGGCGGGACTACTTCTGCGTTTGGTTCTTCGGTTAGTGGTGGAGCACCAAGGACCACCAACAGGAACGTTGGCGGGGATGGGGGTTCGGGTGGGGGCCAAGGCGGCGCCCGGACTGCTTCAAACCAAGGTGGACTTGCTGGAGGTGTGGATGGTGGAAACGGGGGCTATTATGACGCCGCAGGTTATGCAGGAGCTGGCCAAGGCACTACTACACGGGAGTTTGGGGAGGCAACCGGGAAACTTTATGCTGGTGGCGGCGGTGGTGGCTTTTCTAACTACACTGTTGTAGGCTCTCCCAATGGAGGTAAAGGTGGCGGAGGCGGTGGAGGTAATGGTGCAGGATACAGTACCAATGCTACTGCTGGAACACCTAATACTGGGGGAGGAGGTGGAGGTGGAGCGGGAAAAACAACTTCCTCTTCTTTAGAACGTGGTGTAGGCGCTGCTGGCGGCTCGGGCATCGTGTGCATCCGCCTGCACAAGGAAACGTAACAACAAACTGAAAGGAGAACGACTATGTACAACATTATGACGAAGCTCATCAACAAGCGGTTCTACAAGACCCGTGAGGAGGCGCAGCAGAAGTGCGACGTGTTTTTCGCCGTGGGGCGCATCACGGACGAGCAGTACACGGAGCTGTGTGCGCTGATCGAGAGCGTGTACGCAGAATAAGGGGCGGGGGGAGAATTACTCCCCCCGCCGGATGTAGGCTTCCTCGGCATCGACCTGCGCCTGCTTGAGCGCGGCGACGGCCTTTTCAAGCTGGGCAATGGCGTCGGTGACGGCGTTAAACAGGGTGAAATACTCGGGCATGGGAACACCTCCTTTCTGCAAGCAGGATAGCACAGGCGGCGTGTCAGAAACGGTCGAAGGGTGTCGAGGGGCAAAAATAATTTGAGAGGAGAACGCGGCGAATGGAACCGTGGGTACAGCAGATCGCCGTACCGCTGGCGGTAGCGGCGCTGACAAGCAGCGGTTTGTGGGCACTGGTATCGAAGCGGGCGGACAAGAATAACGCAGAGCGGAAGATGCTGGTGGGTCTGGCGCATGACCGCATCATCCATCTGGGCATGGTGTACGTGACGAGAGGGTACATCACGCAGGACGAGTATGAAAACCTCAATGACTATCTGTACCAGCCGTATGAAAAGATGGGCGGCAACGGCAGCGCAAAACGGGTCATGGAGGAAGTAAGGAAGCTGCCCATCAAGCGAGAGGCGTAAAGCCGGAAAGGAAGTAATATGAAACTGAGCAATCGTATGTATGACATCATCAAGTGGTGCGTTATCATCGTGCTGCCCGCTATTGCGGCGCTGTACTCCGGCCTGGCCGGTATCTGGGGCTGGCCGTATGCGGAGCAGATCGTGAGCACCATCTCCTGCATCACCGTTTTCCTCGGCGCTGTGCTGGGCATTTCCAGCGCCAGCTATAAGAAGGAGAAGGATCTGGGGGAAGCTGCATGAACGGCGCCAGTAAGGTCATCAAGATAGCCCGGGAGGAGCTGGGCTATCTTGAGAAGGCGTCCAACGCGCAGCTGGACAGCAAGACCGCCAACGCAGGGGACAAGAACTTCACGAAGTACGCACGGGACATTGACGCCATCCCCCATTTCTACAACGGGAAAAAGCAGGGATACCCGTGGTGCACCACGTTCGTGGCGTGGGTGAACGTGCAGGCGTTCGGCGTAGCAGAGGCGAAGCGGCTGCAGAACCTGCCGGACGACAGTCTGGGCGCGGGCGTGTACTACCTGAAGCGGTACTTCAAGGCAGCGGGACAGCTGGGCACTACGCCGAAGGTGGGCGCACAGGTATTCTTCGGCGACGACCACACGGGCATCGTGACGGAGATCGTGGGCAAGGGCTTCCGCACCATTGAGGGCAACACCAGCCCGCAGAGCGGCGTGGTGATCAACGGCGGCGGCGTGTACGAGAAGGAGTACGCCAGCGTGAAGTCCTCGTACACCTTCGGCTACCCGGATTATCAGGAGAGCGACGAGGACGCGCCTGCGGAGAAGCCGAAGATCTATCTGTCCCCGGCATACCACAAGGCCAACCAGTGCTGCTATAAGCGTCCCGATGGCCAGCAATGTTTTGAAACTCTCGAAAACAATGAGTTTCTGGATATTTTGCAGCCCATGCTGGAGCGGTGCGGCTTTGACATCATGCGCGGTCCCCGCCGGACGCCCATGAGCGACGAGTACGGCCCGGACTATATGTACCGCGCCATCAAGGAGAGCAACGAGTGGGGCGCAAAGGTGCACTATGTGTCCCACACCAACGGCAGCACCAACGGCCCCACCGGGCACGGCACGGTAAAGGGATTTTTGTCCATGTACCACCCCAGCAGCGCCAACGGGAAGAAGCTGGCGGAGCTGATGGTGAAGTACCGCAAGGCCATCTACCCCCACGGCTGCCGGACGGCGACGCGGAGCGACCTGCACGAGCTGGACGACACGAACGCCTACGCCGTGTACCAGGAGCACGTGTACCACGACAACCCGGAGGACGCGGCGTGGTTCCATGAGCACATGGAGGATTGCGCCGTGGCGGACTGCAAGGCGCTGTGCGAGTTCTGCGGGCTGGAATATGTGGAGCCGGAGAAGCCGCAGGAGCCGGAACAGCCGGAGACACCGGAACAGCCGGCCGTGACCGAAACGTACACCGTGAAGGTGACGCGGAGCGCAGACGGGAAAAGCGGAACGTGGAAGATCGTGAAGTAAAACAAATCTGCTGGGCGGGAAAGAGCTACGACAAGCCGCCTCTTTCCCCGGCGTAAAGTCCCGCAAGCTCACGGCTAAAACCGTGTTATGGACAGCTACCACAAGCAGATACGGCGCAGGTTGCAGAGCATGGCACCAAAGCGGGCTATTGCGTATGTGATGAGCGCCCAGCTACCGCCTGACGAAGCGGTGTGCGTTATTGAATGTGACGTGAAGCGGAAAAGCTATTGTGAAACGGCGTTACTGCTGAATGTTTCCCCGGAAACGGTAAAGCGGTGCCGCAGGAGAGCATATCGGAAATTTGCAGACGAAGAAAGAAGCCACACCTGAAAAGGTGCGGCTTCTTTGTTTGCGCCCGGTAGGGGGGGAACCGGGCATATGAAAAGGGAAAGATGCCCGCCGGGAGTATTCCGGAGTGGCTGATTTTATTATACATCGTTTCTGCGGTATTGTACAAGTAAATATTTCGCAAATTAACAGCCTTTTTCTGACCTTTAACTGCCCCTTTGCGGGGGCAGTTTTTTGTTACGCTTATTGCAAGAAACGGAGGTGCTTGCATGGTCGAAAAGTTGGTGTCGTTGGGATTTACCCAGCAGATGGCGGAGGACATCATTTGGGCGTATCAGGATGACCTCCCGGGGCTGAAAGCCTATGTGCGGGTGATAGAAATAGTGGCGGCGCATGTATAGCTACTTCAACGAAAATCCACACGGGAAAAATGTGGGAGACTGCACTGTTCGGGCTATTTCAAAAGCCACCGGGAAAGAGTGGGGCGAAACGTACCTTGCTATGGCGGTGCAGGGTTATCTGGATGGTGACATGCCGTCGGCCAACGCGGTGTGGGGCGCGTATTTGAGGCGTATAGGCTACAGGCGGTACATGGTGCCGGATACTTGCCCGGATTGCTACACAGTCGGTAGGTTCGCCGATGAACACCCGGAGGGGACGTTTATCCTTGCGCTATCCGGGCACGTCGTGTGTGTGCAGGACGGCGTGATCTATGACAGCTGGAACAGCGAAAACGAAATTGTTTTGTATTACTGGCAAAAAGAAAGTGAGGCGTAACTATGGCATTTAACCCGTATTTCAACCCTTATTACCCGCAGCCAATGCAGGACAACCTTGCCCAACTTCGGCAGCAGCAGATGCAGACCATGCCGCCGCAGATACCGCAAATCCCACCCATGCAGAACCCGGTGGCGCAGGGCGGCGTACAGTGGGTAGCTGGTAGGCCGGAGGCGGAGAATTGGCTGATCGCTCCTAACTCCGCCATTGCGCTGTGGGACAGCACGGCTCCCGTGGTGTACCTTAAACAGGCCGACGCAAGCGGCAAACCGACCCTCAAGACGTATGACCTTGTAGAACGCCTTGCAAGTGCTCCTGACGTGCAGAAAGCTCCCGCCCCGGAATATGTGACCCGTAAGGAGTTCGACGCGCTGGCGGCGCTTGTTAGCGAAATAAAGGGCAAGAAGAAGCGCAAGGTAGAGGAGGAAGAAAACGATGAGTAACAATCCGTTTTTCAATGCGTTAGGTGGCGGACAGATGCCGGGGTCGATGAGCGGCTTTCCTCAGCTTTTACAGCAGTTCAAGCAGTTCAAGGCAAGTTTTAAAGGCGACCCAAAAGCGGAAGTAGAGAAGATGCTGCAAAGCGGCAGGATCTCACAAGACCAACTGAACAAGATACAGTCAATGGCAACCCAATTTCAGGGTCTTTTCAAGTAAATCAAAATCGTGGCCACGGTTTGATATAAAAAATTTTCAAAAGGAGTGATACTATGTCTCTTTCCGATGGCACCCCCATGATGACTATGCCTGTGGCTCCTGCCAACACCGGCAACAGTAACGGCTTCGGCTGGGGCGGTGATGGCGCGTGGTGGATCGTGCTGTTCCTCATTTTCGCTGCGTTCGGCGGCTGGGGTAACGGCTTTGGCTTCGGTGGCGGCGGCAACGGCGTGATGGACGGTTATGTTCTGACATCTGACTTTGCGAGCGTTGAGCGCAAGCTCGACAGTATTGCAAATGGCATTTGCGATTCCACCTTTGCGTTAAACAATGCCATTACTGGCGGCTTTGCTACGACCACACAGGCCATCAACACCGGCTTCGGCAATGCCGAGCTTTCCCGCAGCAACCAGCAGGCGGCGCTCATGCAGCAACTCAACGCCATGCAGATGCAGAACCAGGAGTGCTGCTGCGAGAACCGGGCGGCTATCGCCCAGGTGCGGTACGACATGGCGACGCAGGCTTGCGACACCCGCAACACGGTCAACACCGCTGCGCGTGACATCATCGACAACCAGAACCAGAATAGCCGCGCTATCCTTGACTTCCTGACGCAGAGCAAGATGCGCGATCTGGAAAGTGCCAATCAGGAGCTGCGCCTTGCCGCATCTCAGGCTGCGCAGAACAACTACCTGATCTCCCAGCTGCGGCCCACGCCCATTCCCAGTTACCCGTCCTGCAACCCGTGGGCAAACGGCAGTTATAACGGCTGCTGCGGCTGCTGACAACTGCATAGCACCAGCTGTTCGGAATTTCCGAACTGTTCAGCCCCGTGCTGATACTGACACCAACGCGGCGGGGCAATAGCTCCGCCGCTGTATTTTGAAAGGAGTGATTATTTTGGCCGAGTTTACTAACGCCAATATCGTGACTGTGGCCGCAGGGCAGAATGTGCCCCTGACGGAAACTGCGGTCAATAACAAGCCGTGCATCGTGCATCGAGCCGGAGCGGGCATCGTAACTTTGCGCGGGTTGACAAATCAGTGCAAGGCACGTTTTCGCGTGGCTTTTGGCGGCAATATCGCTATCCCTACCGGCGGCACGGTGGAAGCCATTACCGCCGCGCTGGCTATCAACGGGGAACCGCTGACCAGTGCCGTGGCGACCGTTACCCCCGCCGCCGTGGAAAACTATTTCAACATTTATGCCAGCGCCATTGTGGAGGTGCCGAAGGGCTGTTGCCTAACTGTGGCTATGGAGAACACCAGCACACAGGCAATCAATTTCGCTAACTCCAACTTGACCGTTGACCGCGTAAGCTGAAAGGAGTAAACTATGAGTATGAAAGCAATGTACGATTTGCGCGATATGCTTTGCAAGGAGCTTGACGAAATCGCCCACAAAGGAGAGCTGGGCGCCGGGGATCTGGACATCGCGCATAAGCTGGTAAGCACCATCAAGAACATCGACAAGATCGATCTGATGGAAGATGAAGGGTACAGCCGTGACGGCGACTATTCCCAGCGGCGTTACTCTCGCGACGGCGACTATTCCCAGCGCAGGTATTCCCGCGACAGCTACGGCGGCGGCAGCTCCTACGCACGACGTGGTACCCATTATGTGCGCGGCCATTATAGCCGCGACGGCGCAAAAGATGACATGAAGCGCCAGCTGCAGGAGATGCTGGACAATGCGGATGATGATACTATCCGCAACGCCATTCAGCGTTGTATGGATGCCGTGGAGGGCTGAGAGGGGGTAGTTCCCCTTGATCGACGAAAAGGAACTTAAAGCCTGGATAGCCAGACTGGAAACGGAACAGTCAAGCTGGCCGAACTACGAGAAGTTGGCCGCGCTGTACATTATACAAAACCAGCACGAAGGGCAGAGAAACCCTGCCCCGGTGGCTATGTATTCCAGCGCACCAGCTCCTGATGTGGTGGACGGTGACAGTGACTTTATGCAAGCGGTATCATCCCGCGCGCCGGAACAGGCGTGGGCCATAGTGGACGAGTTGATGGATGCGCTGAAAGTAACCAATGCGCGAATGTATGATAACGTGATGCGAAAGATGCGAGGATAAAGTATCCCCCGCCTGTTTTGGCGGGGGATACTCTTGTGTACTTAGTTCTGCGTAACCTAACGGGTTCCAGAATTGCCGGGGCGCGATGGCCTCCGCAATGGTCTCCTGACTC